TAATAATACCACAAAGATTAACGAGAAACTAGAAAAACTATGGTAAATGAGGTGAACGTTTGGCAGAAAACAAGACAAAACTTACGCCATTCCAAGAAGAACAAATAAACGCTGCTAAAAAGATAAAGAGCTATAAACTTGCTTGTGAAGCAAACATCATCTCAATCTTTTATAAACAGCCTGATTTACTTTTTAACTATGATATAAAACTTGAAGATATTTCAGAAAACACTTGGAGAGTTTATTATCAAATTGCTTATGATGTCGTAGTAAAGGAGCAAAAACCTGTACTTGATGAAATAACAGTTGGCTTATATCTTGAGAAACACGATAAACTTCGTGAAAAGTATGATGAATATGGCGGTTGGGAAAAGATAAATGAAGCAACTGTTTATGTAAAAATCGGGAATATGGATGGTTATGTCAAGGATTTAAGTAAGTGGAATGTAATACTTAAACTTGTTAAAAATGGTTTCCCTGTTTACGATAAACTTTCAGAATACGCAGATATGAGTGCTGATGATATATATTCAGAACTTGAAACGTTACTTAATCATACGTTTATAAATATAGATGGTGATGTCGATAGCTACCAATTAGATTATCAAATAGATAATCTATTAGACAAACTCAACGAAGGATTAGCAGTAGGGCTTCCTTATTATAATATGCCGTTGGTTAATGCAGAAACAGCAGGCCAGTTACACGGCAATATAACGCTTGTTGGTGGATTATCAAACGTTGGTAAATCAACTTTCGCAAGAAGTGCGACCTTGCCTAGCATCATAGAAAACAATGAAAAAATCGTCATAATGATAAACGAGGACGGGTTATCGAAGTGGCAAAGGGAAATGATTATATGGTGTGCTAATAACATCTTTAAAGAAGATTTACAGAAATTTATTCTCAGAGACGGTAATTACAGCAACGAAATATGGGAATTATTACATAAATGTACTCAGTGGATAAAAGATGTATCTCAAAACCATACGATTACAATTATTCCATTTAAGAGATATAAGACAGATAAAGCAATTAAGATAATCAAAAAATATGCTGGTCTTGGTGTACGCTATTTTATGTTAGATACATTCAAAGCCGATGCAGGAAATAAGATTAATGAAAGTTCTGCTACTGCAATGGCAATGTCACAAGCAATGGTTGATATTCAAGATACTGTTAAAGAGGCAAACAAAGACGTATATATTTTAATTACATTTCAGCTTACCAAAGGTTCAACCAAACAAAGATATTACACGCAAGATAATACAGGACTTGCAAAAAACATTATGGACGTTGCCAGTACGGGAATTATGATTAGAGATTTGTTTGATGACGAGAAGCCTGACGGTAAAAATGCTTTGAAGGTATATCGACTTGAAGGAAAAAACGGTAAAAGTAAAATTCCCGTAATGCTCAATTCGGACAAGCACTATCAAGTAATTTTCATAGTAAAAAATCGAGAGGGTTCAGCAAATCAGTTTCAAATCGTAGTTGAACACGATATGAGTAGAAACATAATGAAAGAAGTTGGCATAACGCACATTATGCAAGACTTTTAAAAAGGTTGGTGAAATTTTGTGGATGCAAACGAGCTTAAACAATACATAATTGATAACAACAAAATTTCCCTTGTTTTAGAAAAAGTAGGCTGTCACGGTATTAAGGAATATAACACAGAATATCGTGCAGCTTTACCTAATAAAACAAACACTACTGCGGTCACGGTAAAAAAAGAAAACTTGTTTACTGCAATTAATTCATCAGACGTAAATGCTATGGGTGACATATTCGTACTGATTATGAAACTACAAGATGTTTCTTTTGGTAAAGCCAATAAGATAATGCACCAGTATTTAGGTCTTAATTATAAATATGAAAAGAAAAAAGTTGAAGAAAAACAAGATATTTTAGACGTATTCAAAAAGGTCAAGAAAACAAGATGTATTGTCAACAAAGATATTGAAGTTTATGACGAAAGTATCTTAAAAGAATATGTAAATCTTCCACATATTTCGTGGGTGAGAGAGGGAATAATGCCTTTTGCTTGCAAAAGATTTAACATTGGGTATTCATATGATAAGAAACGCATTATCATTCCTTGGCGTTATTGGTGCGGAGAAGATGAAAATAAGTTTGTTGGTGTTATAGGTAGAACGACAATACCAAATTATGAGCAGTTTGACATACCAAAATATTTCGGTATCAAGCCCTTTTCAAAAGGATTAGACCTTTATGGATTGTATGAGAACTATCAGTCAATTCAAGAAAAGGGATATGTAACAATTTTCGAGTCTGAGAAATCAGTCCTTAAAAGATATAGCAGGAAAGACGAAACGTCTGTTGCGGTAGGTTGTCATAGCATATCAGAAGAACAGGTCAAAATTCTCATAGGTTTAAATGTTGATATTGTGATTGTGTTTGATAAAGACGTTGAATTAAACGAAATCAGAAAAGAATGTGAAAAATTCTATGGAATTAGAAATGTTTATTATGTGTATGACAAATGGAACATCTTGAATGAAAAAGAAAGTCCTGCTGATAAACCAAATAAGCAGTATGAATTTATGCTGAAATATAAAATAATGTACGATGACAAAGAACATAAGGAGTTGAATAAGTGGGAACAAGAAAAACGAAAGAAGAGTTAAATCAAATTATAAAGCAAAATGGTGTTGATACACTGTGGTCTTGGTCAAGATACAATACATATAAAACCGACCATTATGCTTATTTTTTAAAGTACATTAAACACGTAAAAGAGGATAGGCAAGACTCAATTTATTGTGCAAGCGGTGGTTATTGTCACGACATTCTTGAGAACTATTATAATGGTTCAATTCAGCAAAAAGATATGATTGAGAGTTATGAAGATAGTTTATTGACTATGAACATAGCAGAGTATAAATATGACCGTAGCGACGAAGACAAGAACAATGCTATCGCTCGTAAGTACGAGGCTTGTATTAAGCATTTCTTTAGAAATCACATTAAGCCTAAAAATCTTGCAATGGCTCTCGAAATGTTCTGCTTAATTAAGATTACAGATAAGATTGTTTTTAATGGTTATATTGATAATTGCGGTGTTTACAAAGATGAGAACGGCGAAAAGAGAATTGTCATCACTGATTACAAAACATCTACTATTTACAAGGGTGAAAAACTTGAAAAGGAAAGTGGACAGCTTTATTTGTATGCAGAGGGAATAAGACAGAAAACACATTTACCCCTCGACCACATTTCTATTAGATACTTGTTCCTAAAATATGTAACTGTGAACGTTATGCAAGCTAACGGCAAATGGAAAGAACGTCAAATAGAAAGAAATCAGATTGGCGAAAAACTTGTTTCAAGTGCTACAATGTGGCTTAAAAAAGCTGGTTATAACCCTGATGATTATACAGAAGATATTATCCTTTATAACTCCCTCGATAATCTTCCAGACGATGTTAAAGATAGGTTTGTTTTTTCTGATTGTTATGTGGAACTTCCTTTAACAGAAGAAAATATTGAAAACTTGAAGGCAGATATAATTGAGACAGTGAATGAAATTAACGACAAGATTGTCGAGTACAATAAAACTCAAGATGAAGAATTGTTTTGGATTGACGTAACAGAAAAAGATGAGTATTTTTTAAATGTTCTTTCGGGTTATTCACGCAAACTACATAAACCATATAATGAATACCTTGAACAAAAAGAAATGTTTAGGACTGACAAGGGAAATGAAAACGAGGAAGATAAAGAACTCTTAGATTTTCTTGCTGATTTATAAGGAGTGGATAAAAATATACGATTTTACAAATAAACACGTTGGTTTCTTACAAGTTATAAGTTGTTGTGATGATAAGAAAAATGGAAGTTCACGTTGGATATGTGATTGTGATTGCGGTATCAAAGGTGTCATTAAAACGGCGCATTGCTTGATTTATGGTAAAAACCAGAGTTGCGGTTGTTATGTTAAGCAATTACATTCAAAAGAAAATACTTATATACGGGATAACGATACTTATATAGGTAAAACTCAAAATGGATATGAGTTCATTATCGACGTAGATGATTATGAAAAAGTTAGTAAATATTGTTGGCATCAACATAACGATGGATATTTAAAGCAAACGAAGTAGAAATCCACTAAGTCTTTAGCTTAGTGGATGAATACGAGGTAATTATGTCAAATTATAAAAGTAAAAATCATAGTAAATTTACTCTAAAATATCATATTATATTTGTTTGTAAATATCGTAAGAAATTATTAATTAAATATGGAGAAGAAATAAAACAAATTATAAAAGATATTTCATATAAATATGATTTTGATATTTTAGAAATTGAAGTAGATAAAGACCATATTCATATTTTAGTTGATAGTGAACCTAAATTATCTCCATTAATGATAGTGAGAATTCTCAAACAACAATCAACTATAATTATATATAGTAAACATCATACAGAATTAAAAAGACACTTCTGGAAAGAAAATACCTTTTGGACGGACGGATATTTTTGTTCAACAA